ACATTTCCTTAACGTCGCGTTAAAGCACAATATGGAAACGCGAAAATTCCGTCCGGTAAAAATCGAACAGCGGGCGCGTATCGACGGCTTCGTTTCCGTGATCGACGCTATGACAGTACGGCAGAAGTATTATAACGAGATCGGCGAAATGCTGAAAAATGCGGGGTGATAAACACTATGGGAATTTTTGAAACGATTTTCCGAAAACCGCGTTCGGATATTCAAGCGGAAGGATATTTCAAAATGCTTAACGGGTATTCGCCCGTTTTCACGAACGCACCGGAAAGCCTTTACGAAATGGAGCTTACGCGGGCGGCGATCCATTCGTTTGCAAATTTTTGTTCAAAGCTGAAACCGGAAATCAGCGGTACGGCATACAAGAACCTTGAAAGAGTATTGCAGTTCCGCCCTAATCCGTTTATGGACACGTCAAAATTTATTTACCGGATCGCGACGATCCTTTCGGTGAATAACACGGCGTTCATTGTTCCGATCGAAGATGAATACGGCGGGATCGCGGGGTATTATCCCCTGCTTCCACAGCGTTGCGAGGTTGTCGAATACAAGGGCGCGCCGTTCTTGCGCTACACGTTCGCAAACGGGCAGAGGGCGGCAATCGAGTTCGAGCGCGTCGGGGTGCTGACGCAATTTCAGTATAGCGACGATTTCTTCGGGGAAAGCAACGCCGCGCTTCGACCTACAATGCAGTTGATCCATACGCAAAATCAAGGAATTATCAACGGCGTAAAGAATTCGGCTTCTATTCGCTTCTTGGCGAAGGTTGCAAATATGCTAAAGCCGGAGGATATTACGAAAGAGCGCAAGCGCTTCACGGCGGATAACCTTTCGGCGGATAATCAATCCGGAATGGTGATCTACGATGCAAAATTTGCAGACGTAAAGCCGATTGAAAGCAAGCCGTTCACCGTGAACGCCGCACAGATGGCGCAGATCAACGAAAATGTCTTTAACTACTTCGGGACGAACGCGAAAATCATTCAGAACAGCTATACCGAAGATGAATGGAACGCTTACTACGAAGGCAAGATCGAGCCTTTCGCGATCCAGCTTTCGCTGGTTATGTCGAATATGACCTATACACAGCGGGAATTATCCTTCGGGAACGCGATCACGTTTACCGCGAACAGGCTTCAATACGCAAGCAATAATACGAAGCTGAATATCAGCACACAATTATTTGACCGTGGCTTGTTAAACCGTAACGGCGTTATGGATATTTGGAATATGTCGCACGTCGAAGGCGGGGACAAGTATTATATTCGCAAGGAATACGCGGAAGTATCAGAGTTAGGAAAGGAGGTTACACCGAATGCCAGTAGTGAAGGAACGGGAATACCGTCAAATGTTCCAGCCGCTGATGATCCCGCAGGGGACAACGGAGAAGAGGTTTGACACCGATTATTACGTCGAAGGCTTCGCAACAACGTTCAATAAGCCGTATGTTATGTACGAATACGGCGGGATCAAGTATTGCGAAATGATCGACCGGAACGCGCTTGTAGGCGCTGACCTGTCCGACGTGATTATGCAGTTCGATCATTCCGGAATGGTATTCGCCCGAAACAAGATGGCAAAGAACAAGCCGCCTTCCCTGCTTCTGGAACCGCAGGACGGCGGCTTATTTATTGCCGCAAATTTGAGCCTTACCGAAGAGGCAAAACGCCTTTACGCGAGTATCGACGCGGGGCTTATTTGCAAAATGTCGTGGGCGTTCACCGTATCGGAGGACGCATACAACAAAGACACGCACACAAGAACGATCTTGAAGATCAAGAAGGTTTACGACGTTTCGGCGGTATCCATTCCGGCGAACGCCGATACCGATATTTCGGCACGATCCTATTTCGACGGAGTGATCGAGAGGGAACAGCAGGAGCGGCTGGAACGCCGGAAGAAACTTTTGAAAATCAAACTAATGACGGAGGTTTAACACAATGAGAATTAAAGAAATCGAAGCCCGCCTTGCGGCTATCAAGCAGGAGATCGAACAGCGCGGCGACGCTATGACCGCCGCAGAGATTGACGCGCTGGAGCAGGAAACCACCCAGCTTACCGAAGAGCGCGCCGGACTGATTGCCGCCGCCGAGAAGCGCAACGGCATTCTTGACAATATCGCGAAGGGCGCGGGCATTGTTTCCCGTTCCTTCCAGCAGAACAACGGCGACGACAACGCCGCGCCCGATGATCCCTTCGGTACGCCCGAATATCGTTCCGCGTGGCTGAAAAACATTCGCCGCCTTCCGCTGAACGACGCAGAGAAGCGCGCATTCAGCAACGCCAGCGGCGCGGGTGCGGAGGTTATCCCGACGCAGACCGCGAACGAGATCATCAGCAAGGTAAAGACGCTTGCGCCTATGCTGAATGAAGTTACCCTTCTGCACGTCAAGGGCGCTGTAAAGTTCGCGATCGAAGGCACGAACAACGCCGCCGCGATCCACACCGAGAACGCAAGCATTACCGCCGCCGCTGACACGCTGACCACCGTTTCCCTTTCCGGTTATGAGATCGTCAAGCTGGTTCAGATTTCCGATACTGTAATGACTATGAGCATTACCGCGTTTGAAAGCTGGATCGTCAATATGCTGGCGGAAGCTATCGCCCGCAAAGTCGAAGATTTGCTTATCAACGGCACGGGTTCTTCCCAGCCGAAGGGCATTGAAAACGCGAACACTTGGGGCGCGTCCAACAGCGTTACCGTTGCAAAGACGGGCGCGCTTACCGCCGCAAACGTGCAGACGTTGATCGGGCTTCTGCCTTCCGGCTATGACCGTAACGGCAAGTTCGTTATGAACAAGAAAACCTTGTTCACAGACTTTATGCCGTTGCAGGACAACAGCAAGAACCACATTGTAACCGTTCAGAACAACGCGTACTTCGTGTACGGCTATCCCGTTCTTCTGTCCGATTACGTCGCGGATCACGAAGCCTTCTTGGGCGACTTCAAGAAGGTTTGCGCGAACCTTGCCGAAAATATCGGCGTGAAGAGCGCCTACGACATCGACACGAACAGCTACAAATATAGCGGTATCGCGATCTTCGATTGCGCGCCCGCTATCGGCGAAGCCATCGTGAAGCTGGTCAAGGCGACCGCCTAAAGCGGGAGGGCTGACAAATGCTTGACAAGGTAAAGCTGGCGTTGCGGTTGAGCGGGACGGCGCTTGACGGCGAAGTTTCCGATCTCATAAACGCGGCGATCGCTGATCTTCGCCTTGTCGGTATCAACATTCCGGCGGAAGCGGGATCGTCCAGTAAAACGCTGGGCGATCCCCTTCTTGATCGGGCGGTTGTGCTTTATGCAAAGGCGGAATTCGGCTTCAATGACGACGCGGAGCGTTACCGCAACGCATACGATTATTTGAAGTGCGCCTTGTCGCTGACCGCTGATTACACCGAAGAAAGCGAGGGCAAATAAATGAGATGGGGCGAACAAATAACATTGATCGCCTTGTCTGAACCTTCGCCGCGCACGAACGAACACGGCTTCCCCGTCGCCCGCACAGAAACCGCGACAACGGTTTTCGCTGACAAGAAATCCGTGGGCTTTTCGGAGTTCTACAAGGCGCAACAGGCGGGCTATACGACGGAATTAAAATTCGACGTGCATTCCTTCGAGTATGAGGAACAGCAGATCGTGGAATATCCCGTTTCGAGCGGGAAACGGTATCGCGTCCTTCGGACGTACACGCACGGGAACGGAGAATTTACAGAGTTGACGCTGGTTAATCTTCCGGAAGCGGAAGGGGGCGGCAACAATGGCGAAGTTTAACGTTGTCGGGCTGGACGACGTACAAGAAGCAATGCTTCGGCAAGACGCGATCGTTGAAGAAGCCGTGCCGGAAATGCTCAAAGCGGGTGGCGCAGTAATGCAGAAGGCACAGCAAGAAGAGATCAAGACAAGGTTCAACAGCAGACGAAGCACGGGGGCGCTTCTTGCGTCCATCAAAGTATCCGCCGTGAAAGAGATTGACGGCGGAAAACGGGTTGAAATCTATCCGAACGGAAAGGACAAGCACGGAGTACGCAACGCGGAAAAAGGCTTCGTCCTTAATTACGGGCGTTCAAATATGCCCGCGCGCCCGTGGTTCACGGCGGCGAATGAAAAGGCGGCGGACGACGTTGTTTCGGAAATGCGCCGCGTATGGGAGGAAAAGCAAAATGAACGTTGACAGCTTGTTAAAAGCGGAGCTTGAAAAGCTGGGCGTTCCCGTCGAACGCCTTAAATACGGCGGGAAGGCGGCTTGCTTTATCGTCTATCAGCTTGTCGTGGGGCGCGACACGTTCTTTTCAGACGATGAAGAGGGCGCGCAGGAATTCACGTATCAAGTACACGTCTATTCAAAAACGGATTACATCGACATTCTTCAACGCTTGAAAACAGCATTGAAGGCGGCGGGGTTCTACGCGATCACGATAGACGCGGAAACATACGAACAGGACACGGGATATTACCACGTTCCCGTTGAAATCAAGTATATGGAGGTATGACACATGGCAACAATCGGTTTGCGCGATCTTTACCGCGCACCCATCACGATCGGCACGTCCGGAGCGGAGGAATACGGAACGCCCGTGCGTATGGCGAAAGCTATTTCGGCGGAGCTTTCCGTTGAAGTCGCCGAAGCGATCCTTTACGCCGACGACGGCGCGGACGAAGTTGTAAAAGAATTCGTATCCGGAGAAATCACGCTGAACGTGAACGATCTTCTTCCGGCTGATCTTGCCGCCCTGCTTGGACAGAAGCAGGACACGGACAAGGTTGTTTACGGTTCTGACAGCGACGAAGCGCCCTATACCGCAATCGGCTTCCGCGCGAAGAAGGCGGGCGGAACGTACAAGTACATTTGGCTTTACAAGGTCAAATTCGCGATCCCCGATGAAAACTACACCACGAAGGGCGACAGTATCGAATTTACTACGCCGGAGATCGTCGGACAGTTTATCAAGCGTTCCGACGGATTGTGGAAGGCTGAACACGTCGCAGAGCCTACGAACAGCGTGGCGACGGCTTGGTTCACTTCCGTTCGTGAGCCTAACAACGCGGGCAGTTAATCGAATATCGAAAGGAGGAACGGCGGGAAGTCTGAAAAGGCTTCCCGCCTTATTCTGCTATGAGCGCAATTAAAGACGGACGTTTCCCGATCATGCTGGACAAGGAAAGACACCTTCTTTTCAGTCTGAACGCGATCGACGAAATGCAAGACAAATTCGGCGGCTTCGATCGCCTTGATACCGTGCTTTCCGGCAAGGACAGCATTAAAAATCTTCGCTGGCTTCTGACCGTGCTTTTGAATGAGGGCGCGGCGG